TCTTTCGCTCCAGCACCAACAACCTTCCCGATTTTGGCATCCCCCGCACCATAGAGGAATGCATATATAAAGGTCTTCGCTTGGTTTCTGTTGTCAAGCCCAGCAGCTTTTTGGTTTGCTGTGTGGATGTCACCTGAAACGACTTCACTTGTGTACGCATCATCTTTCATATAGTGTGCCAGCATTCTCAACTCCAGTCCTGAAGCATCGATACCAACCAACTTATATCCTTTGTCTACAATCCATAAATCCCTACAATCTTCTCCGTAGGGGCTGCCACTGTTAGGTACTTGTGCCATGTTGGGTGACATGTGCGTCATTCGTCCTGTGACTGCACCATTTGTAATCACCTTACCATGTACTCTACCATCACTGCCTAATGCCTTAAGCCACGATTCTATTTGAGCTACTCTCTTCTGTAGCATTAGATACTCATTGATCGCTTTAGCCTCTGGTATATCTAAGCCTTCGAGCGTACCCTCGTCGACGATGGGCTGCCCTGTTTCTGTGAACCTGTCTGGCTTCCAGCCTTTCTCGATGAGCCTTTCTCCGATTTGCTTGCGACTGCCTGGGTTGAAGACTTCGACTTTGGCTTTGAGACTCTTGCCTGTTTTTTCGGAGGTTCTTTCAATTGTTTTGGCTGGAAAAATACTTTGCATTTCAACTTCAATATTAACCAGCTTACTCGTAAGTTCAGACAAAAGAATTGTAGCTTTCTTTTCATCCAACTTAAAACCGTTTCGTTCTTGCTTTGCGACAATCGCTTGGACTTTGTGTTCAAGATCAATACTCCTCTGTTCAAATTTGTTGTACTTCAGTTCGTTAGTCAATACATCATACAGCTTCTGTGTTACCAAAGTATCTTGGATACAGTACGTCTCCATCTCTGGTGTCAGTCCACCGTCCCAATCACTGAATTCACCTTTAGGAAAACCTAATCGTTGACCCCATGCTGCAAGACTATGACCGCCTTCTAGACTTGGATTCAGTAGTCGACTTGCAACGAGCGTGTCGTACACTTGGCTCAACTTCATCGTGACGTTCCAGTTCTTCTGTAGTACTGGTTGGTCGAATGCGATTCCGTTGTGCATGATAATCAAATCGCAACTGTCCAAATACTTTTGTAATCCACTTACTTCCTTCCATGATACGACTGCTCCTGTCTCTATGTCTCTAGTAACTACTAGCCAAATCTTATTGTGCTGACTGTTCGTCTCTATGTCCAGTACTATCTTCATTAATTTCTTTCAGTCGTTTAATTGCTTCTTGAATAAGACTGCACTCTTTAGCTGCATAAGGATTACCGTACCTCTGATCTAGTGCCTCAATCAATTCTTCTACTGTCATTTATTTCTCCAATATCTATCTTTAGGGTTAGCTAACATTGACTTGAGTAGTTCATCAATCGAAGTAAACCACTGTGTAACTCTCATGCCTTCCTTAGTTATAATATCAAAACTCATTCTACTACTCCTTGCTTAACTCTCCAGGGATAATCTTGCTCTATCCAAAAGCAACGCATGTCTCCGTCTTTAGTGGATAAGAATCCCTTCCACATTGTATGCTTAGTGCTGAAGTCATTGCATGTAAGTGCTTGAATATCAAGGTAAATTCCTTTAGCTATCCATCCAAACACTATACACACTATACACACCACAATATACTTAAGCAAACACACCCCACTTACTTAGTGCAAGTATAATATAGCTTATGAACCCCACTAAATAGAGGAGTACTGCAACTCCCTCAACTAATACTAGTGGTGCATCCTGCTGCAATATACCTGCTAATGTCCAGAATCCTGAACCAATCAACCCAAAGAATAAATTCAAGGGGTATACATTGAAACTGGTCAACGCTATTCCAATCAGGCACAACGTAGTTCCTAACCATTTTACTAGTAGCAGACCGTGCTGTTTGGGCATATTGTACATGTGACTATCTTTGTTCCGTTAACGATTGTAGTAGTAGTGCAAGCCATACTAATATTATACACCATAATTAAAGTTACTGCAAGTAAAATCTTCTTCATTTAAAACTCCTTAAATATATTTGTACAGTTGTTCCATAATACTCAGCTATCTCATTTACAAGTTCTTTCCATATTTCTTCTGTCATAAACTATTCTCCTCTGGTGGTAATTCATTCATACGTCCAGTATAGCGACTGTATAGCAGACGACAAGCAAGCCCAGTAAGACCACTGAAACGATTCTTGAGTACTCGAACATAAGTTGTATTCCTTTCGTTAACATCTGTAGCTTGTCCATTACGCTCTAAACCAATCACCATGTCACTTAACTGTGCGATACTACCTGACCCACGTAGCTGTGCTAACGAGGTTACTGCACCCTCCTCATGCCCCTTAGAATCAGGACGCTTAAGGTGAGATACTACAAACAAGGCAATGCCTGTCTCCTGCACTAGCATACGTAGCTTAGTCATGATCTCATCGATAGCTTTACGCTCGTCGCCAGACTCCTGGGCAGATACGATAATACTTACGTGATCCACGAATACGTACTTGCAAGCCAACCCCCTAGCCATAAACCTAACCCGATTGATAATGTTATCCACGCTAGTACTACCAAAGTGATCAAACAAAAACAGCCTATCAGTGCCAAGAGTGCAGTCAAAGGCATCCTTAAGTTCTTCATCTGTAACCTCGCAATCAGGTAAATGTAACGGTTTATCTGCAGCCAATGCCATCAAAGATTTAGCAGTCTTCTTAACTGATTCCTCTAAGAACATTAGACCAATGTTATCCTCTGTCTTACTTAATATCTGCCACACAATCTCTCGCAGGAATTGAGACTTACCTAGCCCTGACCCTGCCGTTACTGTAACAAGTTCTCCGCAACGGATTCCGTATGTCAGATCATTGATACCATGATACGGGTACATTACCTCAGCCTTCTCCTCCTTCTGATTAACTAGATCCCACAACGTAGACCCTGAGACAATCCCGTCAGGCACGTACTTCTCTGCGTCCCACCACGTATCGACAAACTCCTTATTCAATCCCTTAGCAAGGTAATCACATGCGTCCTTGAGTCCGTCCTGCTTAGGCTTGAATACGAATGCCTTACTGCCGAACAACTCAGCCACTTCCTTAGCTGCTTCCTTACCTGGCTCATCGTTATCAAAGCAGATAGTAATCCTATCAAAGCTATCCAAGTACTCGAAGCTTGCTCGACAATCCTTAAGAGCAGACTGTGCTCCGTTACGAATAGACACTACAGGAAATCTAGACCCTGTTAACTGGAATGCTGCAAGTGCGTCAAACTCACCCTCAGTAATCGTAATAGCCTTGCCTCCAGGAGTAAACTTATTCTGACCGAATAGCATAGCATGCTCCCAATCACCCTGAATAGAGAAGTCCTTGCCCTCTACTGAGCGTACCTTAGCTGCAATTACCTTACCTGTTGCATCGCAATATGGAAAGTAGTAGCTTTTACCATCAGAACCTGCCCCAAAGTGGTGCATAGTAGCTGCAGATATGCCACGCTCTGCCACATGTACTGCTTCTGTGTTCTTAAATACCTCTAGCACTGGTTTATAGCCCTCTGGTTGCGTTTGTTTAGTTAAGTAGATACCTAGCCCTGCCATGTCCTCCATCGTCGCTCTAGGGGCTTTCTCGTAAGCCTTACAGACATAACAGAATGTATGACCATCATCAAATAGAGCATTCCCATCACTTGATCCACACTTAGGACACTCTACATGCTTTAAGAATGTTGAATCATTCGTCTTCAAGGCATAGCTCCTTGTTCTTTTCTTTCAGGTATAGCTTCTTCTCTACCTCCAAGTAATCATAAATATCTGTCATCACTTTGTCGATACCGTATTGTGAAATGTAGTAGACAATCTCTGCCAGTGCAAAATGATAGTGTGCTTGTTCTTGATCAAAGTTTGTTTCGTCCATCTTCTTAGTTCCTTCTTAGTTAACTATATAGAAAACAATAATAATATAAAACTACTTAAGACTACTTAGTATTACTTAGTAATAAAGTATACACTACTTTAAGATACATGTCAATCATAATTTTCTGCATCTACTTCATCCTCTGTCATCTCGCTATCGTCACCATCATATAGGTCGTATCGTTCCTCTGATAGTATGTCATCCTTAATGGTGCTGTAGCACTTATTACACATGTCCAGGAATTCCCCTGTAGTGGCACTCTTACGAGTAGATTCAAAGTCACTCAGGTTTTTATCGCAGCAATAACATCTCATTTTAATACTCCTAATATTGTACCACAGTTAGACGATTCCGTCACCTAAAATCTTATATGCCCAAATAAACTTATTGTCTTTCTTCTGCTCTTTAAATACTTTAATTGTCTCTATCCTGAAGCATCTGTCTAGTTTAGCAAACTTTTCTGCCTCATCCTTATAACCAAATATTCTAACAACTGTATTGTCATAGTCTAAAATCTTATATAGCTTAGTCATAGTGTACCCCATTGTTGTGCCATAGCATCTGCAATTCCTTGAAATGTTTTGTTATGCATCTTCTCTCTTTCTTTAGGTGGTAAACAACTACTATCATAGTACCATTGACTCATACGTTTACCAGACTTAGCAACCCATACTGTACCCTTATCTACTACATTAGTAGGCACTAACTTAGGTAGATTCTTTAGCCACAAGCAAGTAGCCTTAGTAACACCATGCCCATATTCCCAAGGGTTAATAATCTGATCAGGTTTACGATACTTGCTACTCATAATACCTATAGGGTTCTCAATAGCATACTTAGGAATACTAC